CGAAGAAGATGAAGCACTTAGTTACTTTCAAAAGTTAGCTGATAGTTAATTATTGATAGAGTCTAATATTTTCTCCTTTCTTCAAGGTGTCGCTCACATACTGAGCGGCACCTTTTTTATATGGCATAAATTCGTCCAGGTCATTAAATACTACATTTAGATACTGTGGTTTTAATACATATATATTTCTCTTATCATCTTCTTTTTTTATTTCATATTGATAGTTGGTAATTGCCTTAGTCATATTAGCAACAGGAATAGTATGGTATGAGTTATCGTCATAGTACTCATAGTAGTAAGAATTTCCAGTTCCTACCGTTCCCTCTACAGTAAAGGTAACTTCTTCTGCTCCTGTTATTTCTAGCTGCTTTACCTTAGGAATTTCTGGTAAAGTATATTTAAATCTAATTGTTACATCTCCTATAGAAAGTATTTCTGTTACTGGAAATCTACCATTATATAGACTAGAAGATACATTCTTAATAAGAACTTCATCTCCTACTGTTAAATTTTGAATACCATTGTTCATGGTAACAGTAGCTATTTTAGATTCAGTACCTGAGATTTGATTTATTTTTGTATTGATTGCTTGAATATAATTTCCATTAGTTCTCCATGTGTTAGGAGTTTCTAATCCTCCAGGTAGGATGACACCTCCTTTAATATTTTTAATTTCTACAGTTTCATAATGATGAACCCCTGAATATAATTTTTCGTAAGTTCCATATTTTTCTAAGAGAAATTCATCTAATGAGGTTTGAGGAAGAGGCCATTCTGTTTGAATATTTAATATATTATTAGCTAAAAGAATTACCCAGTCTAAAGAAGAATCATTGTATTCTTTAAATGCAACGTTGTCTGGTCTTTCATCACCAATTATCTTATACTTAGTGAAGAAACTTAAGTTTCCAAATATGTCAGGACGAATCCTCCCTCTTTTAAATAAATTTTTTACAGTAATATAGTTAGAAATGTCTTTATTTCCATTAGTCCTGTTGATGTATTCGAAGTTTGGTAGTTGTTTGAAATAAGATTTTGTCATTTTTAATAACCCATATCGTTGTCTGAACCTTCATAATCTGCATCAAATATTGGATTCAATTCTCCAAAGTTCAAACTAACCTGATAAGAAGTCATAGAACCATCATCATATGTCATGTAAGATCCGTCAGGAGTATACTGAACATCAAAAGATCTAAGAGCACAGAGTTTAATTTTATTTAAGAATGGATGTTGACCTCCATCTTTAAACATATATTTTAATCTAAAAACATTAGGAGATTTTAAAAATATTGCTCCTGCTTTAGATCTTTTAGGAGCCATATTTTTCTTAAAGAATCTAATAATTTTTCTAATCATTTTTGCTTCTTCATCTTCTCTTGGAGTAAATTTATATGAGTAAGCAAAGGATCTTAAGTTGGGTCCACTAAAGAGAAGTTCTAAGTTATTGTTCATTACTTTACCAGTAGTCCTAGCCATAAGATCATTCTTTCCTATTGCTTGACCAGCAAAGAAAGTAGCAACATCATCACCGCTAATAGCTCCTGATCCTATTAGTTTATCAAAGGCTTCTTTAGTTGCCATACCAGCACCCATACCTGCTTCAACCATTCCTTTTCCAGCACCTTTTATAGTGCTCCCTGCTATGTTAGCTCCTGCAGCTTCAAGTGCATTGATTGTACTATCACCCCATGCTACTGCTCCAGACTCTGCTAACCCAGGTTGCATAGGTAAGAACACTGTTCCTATTCCTCTAGTATTCATTCTTTCATCAGCATCTCTTGTTATTCCTCCTTTTTCTCCAAATGAATTAGGTACATATTCTACAGCAGTTACCTTTAAGTAATCATACTTTTTTTTATCTTTGCTTAGAGGATAATAGAGAGTTCCTGATCCTCTATTTAATGTTGAACTTCCATTAGCATCTTTATTAATTGGAGATGAAACCCAGTTCTTACTTGCTTCTATTGCACTTGCAAGACTTAAGTTAGGTCCTGTCTCTCCTGTAGATTTTTTAAATGCATTTTTGAATGCTGGATTTGTTTGAGCTTCAGCCATCCAAGCATCACTAGCTCCTAGTTTACTAATCCAATTAGCACCAAAATTTAAATTATATATTTTAGCATAGTCTATTTCGTTTAAAGAACTGTTGTAATAATCTCCAGCAGTTTCTTTTTCAGTCTGAGTAATATTTTTTCCTGTAGCAATTCTAACTACCGTAGCAGTATCACCTTCTGTCTTAGTGACGTAAGATTTACCTCCTATTAAAATTGGATCGCTAGTAATTGACATCTATTTCTTTTTAGTTATTTAGTCTTAAAGTTTGCATAAGATAGTGAGCGTAGGTAATCTATCTCATCATTCTGTATTGTATGTAAGCTTCCTACAATTTCATTCCATGTATAGTTCCTTGATGTACCCCAGTGGAAGTTAAGTCCTTGGAATCCCCATCTATCTACAAAGGTAACAGCAACTAATGGAAACTCATCATAAACACCAGGAGTCTTAGCATTATATACAAAGGTATAATAGTTTCCTGGATCGGGAACTAAGTCAGTCTGACTGAACACCTCCATGATGTTCATCATAATATCATCAGGATCATTTAGTCCTTCAATTTGCTCTTGAAGTTCTCTTGTTCTTTCTGACATTACTTAATACCTAGTTCATCTTCTGTGATTAATTTGAATTCAATTCTCCTATCTAAACAATACTCTTGTGCTGCTTTCCACTTTGCTTGGTTGACAGCATAAGTAGTAAGCTCATAGAGATATGATTTAGTTACTCTAGATTTTTTCTTAGGAGGTTTGGTTTGCTTCTTAGGTTTCACCTCAACCACATAGGTTTTAATACTACCATTACTTTCTTTCACCTTCATTAGAAAGTCTGGGAAGTATCTATGAGGTCGTTTATCTACAGGAGACATGTATGGAATACTTATCTCTTCAGAAGCCCATGCTATTATATTCTCAGTTAGGTCACAGTATCTACAGAACTTACGCTCCCAACTACTACGACATATTATATTCTTATGATTGCCTTGATACTTTCGAGGATACTTTGGTGTATATCTACTCTTAATACTTTCAGCCATCTCTTATACATAATATATAATCAAAAATATTTATAGATGGCACGTGCCTTAGAAAAACTATCTGTATCCAAGATAAAGTCTAGGTTACTTAATGTAGCGCAGTCTTCTTTATATAAATTAACTTTATCTGTACCTCCAGCAGTAAGAGATACGTTATCTTTAGGATTAAGAGATTATGAAAATATTAATTTAATGTGTTCTGAAGCAACCCTTCCTGGGTCTAGTTTAACAACTCATGAAGTTAATAATGATTATGCTGGAGTCACTGAGAAGATGGCTTATAGGAGAATGTATGATGAGACTTTAGCATTAGCTTTCTATGTTGATAGAGATTATAAAGTAATAGAATTGATAGAAGGATGGATGGATTATATTAGTGGTATTGATAATAAAAACCAGTATAAGGGTGAGTATATAAGTTATAGGATGGCTTATCCTAAAACATATAAGAATAATATATACTTAACTAAATTTGAAAAGGATCAATTTACACGAGACTTTTCTACTACTAGAGGTGGTTCTACAACTACATCTAGACCTATTCTCGATTATACTTTTGTTAATGCATGGCCTTTATCTTTGACTGCTATTCCTGTTTCATATGAGGGGAGTCAAGCATTAAAATGTAATGTATCATTTAATTTTATTAGATATGTTACTGAAAGAAAATCATCACTTGTTACTAGTGAGGGTTTACTTAATAGAGATATTAATTAGATTGATAAATAAAATACTGAAAGAATTATTATGCCTTTACCAACCATTGCTACGCCAACTTATGAACTTGAGTTGCCATCTACAGGAAAGAAAATAAAATACAGACCTTTCCTTGTTAAGGAGGAGAAGTTACTTGTCTTAGCATTAGAAACTGAGAGTACAAAAGATATTTCAACTGCAATTAAAACTGTATTGAAGAATTGTATTCAGACTAGAGGAGTGAAGGTAGAGAACCTTCCTACTTTTGATATAGAATATCTATTTCTTAACATCAGAGGGAAGTCTGTAGGTGAGGAGGTTGAAGTTAATCTAATTGCTCCTGATGATGAGGTGACTGAAGTTCCAGTGACTATTAACATTGATGATATAAAAATTCATAAGGATAAGAAACATAATAGTAAAGTTAAGTTAGATGAGTCTCTTGTTATGGAGATGAAGTACCCTTCCTTAGATCAATTTATTAAAAGTAATTTTGATTTTACTGAGGAAACTAATATGGATCAGTCATTTGATTTGATTGCATCATGTATTGATAAAATTTATAATGAAGAAGAGGTATGGTCTACTTCTGACTGCACTAAGAAAGAAGTGAAAGATTTCTTAGAGCAGATGAATAGTATGCAATTCAAAGAGATTGAAAAGTTCTTTGAGACAATGCCTAAGTTATCTCATAGTGTTACCTTCACTAACCCTAAAACAAAAGTAGAAAGTACTGTAGTATTGGAAGGGTTATCGTCTTTTTTCGCTTAGGGATGGTTCATATGAACTTGGAGAGTTATTATAAAATTAATTTCGCTCTCTTACAGTATCATAAATATTCATTAACAGAGATTGAAAACTTAATCCCTTGGGAGAGAGACATTTACATTGGTATGTTGAAACAACATCTTGAGGATGAAAAACTCAAGCAACAACAAGCAAGTAACTGATGCCTGGTCAAAAACCTAGTATGATAGATGCTCTGAGGGCAAAGCATGATCCTCACTATCAACTAGCGAGTAAAGTTGAAGGTCTTGGAAAAGATTTACCTATTCAAGTTGCTCAATTACATAAGACATTAAGTAAGTCCTTTGCGATGCAGAGGAAAACTTTGGTGCGAGTTCTTGGGCTTGAAGGAAGAGTTAGTGAGTTAGAATTGCAACAGGCAGCAGAGGAGCAAGCAAAGGAAGGTATAGATGAGATATTAAATGATATACATGAAGCAAAGGAAGAAGAAGTAGGTGGTACAAAAACAAAAACAAAACCAAAGGCTAAGAGAAAACCAAAACCACGGGTTAAGAAGTCTAGGGTTAAGGGTAAGAAAATAAATAAACCCAAGATAGATTCTGATAAATTTAAAAAAGGAACTTCTCAAGAAACTCTACAAGAAAGATTAGAAAGACTACAGAAGAATAAACAAGAGAGTGTTGCAGGAGAAGAGCATCAAAAAACTGATGAGTTTACAGAAACTACTACTGGAACTGATCCAAAAACTGGAGAACCATTAAGTTCTGAAGAAAGAAAGAAGAGATTTAGAGCAAGTAAATTTCTTCCTCCTTCTGGTGGTGTAAAGCCTGCAGATGTTGAATCAAATACTCAAGCAGAGATAGGTGAGGATGAAGATAAAAGGGATAGGATTGTTCAGTTTTTAAATGGTGAGGTTAAGGATAAGTTAGATGAGATTAATACTAGTGTAGGAGAAATAAAAGATGTTGTAGGAGCTCAAGGAGATCTTGCAGAAGAAAGAGATGAAGACATGAGGCAAGCTATTCTTGCTGCCAATAAAAAGAAGAGAGAAAAAGATTTAGAAAAGAAGAAAGGAATAAAAGATAAGATGCTTGAGAGCGTCACCAAACCAGTAGGAAATTTTCTTAATAAGTTACTTAAGTTTGTAATGATGACCTTTGTGGGGTCAGCAGTTAATAGATTATTAACTCTTCTTAAAGATCCTGCTCAATTTTTAGATCCAATTAAAAAGTTATTTAATTTCATTATAGGTATGGTTAATGCTGTAGTGAAAGGGTTGTGGAATATTACTGGCGCGCCAATTAATTTTATTATTGGAGGTATTAATAGTGGAGTGAAGGGTTTACTTGATGCTCTTAGTAATGCCACTGGACTGTTAAAAAATCTAGATGTACCTCAGATTCCTAGTGTTCCTGGTCCTCCTCAGTTTAATTTCATACCTTTATCTAAAACAGCACAAGCAGAGAATGAAGCAGTAGGAATGGCTGGTGGTGGTGTAGTTCCTGGATATGAAGGTGGTGGAGGACCAGGTTTTGATGGTGGTGGTGCTTCATCATTAGGTTCATTTAGTGTTTCAGGAATGCCGATGTTCGGTGGAGGACATTATGGTGGTCAGGCAATTAATAGACAAGAATTTACGGAATCAAATACAGATGAACACGGTGTTACTACAACTAAGAGTGGGGTTAGGTATTTGAGTCCAGAAGAACAGAAAGAACAATGGGATAGATTGGGAATGCCAGCTCTGCAGTTAACAGATGGATCTTATGTTCCTAATTTTGGTAAGATGGCTGCTGATGATTTCATGAAGGGAATACAAATGGTAAGGGAGAATATTCAACACCAACCTGATAAAATTAAAGAGCTTGATAATTTTATGGCAACCAATCCTTATGCCCAACCTGATGAATTGCAACGTGTAGTTAATAGATTGGTTCCAGGATCTTATGAACATGCAGCTGGTGAGGAATCTGATGCTATTAATGCAGCAACTCAAAAATTTAAACCAAAAGCTTTTAGTGGTGGTGGAATAGTACCTGCTCCTTATCCAGTAGGAGATAATATACTAGGTCTTTCTCCTTCTTTTTCAGGATTGCCTGGATATAATAAAGGAGGTAAAGTTCCTGGTAAAGGTGAAGGTGACACTGTTCCTGCAATGCTAACTCCAGGTGAGTTTGTGATGAGTAAAGGTGCAGTAGATCAGATTGGTGCTGATAAATTAATGGCTATGAATGCTGCTGGTGGTGGAACTAATGTACCTAAGTTGATGAAGTTTGCTGGTGGTGGAATAGTACCTGGTATTGATGCACCTAATAAGAAAGGTGGAAAGGTAGTAGTGATAGGTGGAGGGGGAGGATCTAGTGCTCCTAGAGGAGGAGGTAGCTCAGATTCTTCTGGAGAAGATACTCCTAAATTCTCATCTACTGATCCTAATAATATAAATGTTACTGTAATTAAATCTATCTATAATTTAATGAATTAAGATGGCAGTAATAACAGGAGCAATATTAAGGAGTATGGGTAAGCAGTTGCTTAAGAATTTGACGAAGAAAGCCGTCAAAGCAACTGCTAAGAAGGCTGTGAAGGCGGTAGTTAAGAAGAAGAAAGTAAAAGGAAAGGATGTAGCTAAGAAAATGCTTGGTGGTGGAGGAGAGTATGGTGGAGCAATAGTTGCTAGTCTAGGAGGATCTTTAGTGTCTGCTCCTGGAGGTGGATTAGCTCCTGCTACTCAGCAAAAAGGAGGAGAATTAGTTGTTACTAAGAGTAATGTTGCTAAGGAATTGGGGTTGAGTCCTTTTATGGATTCTTTG